AGTGATGTTATTGTAAAGGACATCCGCAATGGCCGTGTGGCAATTTTTGAAGCCAAGTATGCCAAAACTCTGGATGCTCTGCCGGATGCCTGTGATACTGCCATTCAGCAGATCAATGACCGGATGTATGCAGCGGATTTCCGGGATGACTATGATGACATCCTCTGTTATGGCATCGCATTCTTCAAAAAGCGCTGCATGGTAAGAAAAAAATAATTATCTACTGGGGGAGTGTCTTCGGATGCTCTCCCTTTACTTTTGCAGGGCAGTCCGTGTGGATTGTCCTGCTTCTTTATATAAGGAGAGGACAGATTATGACCTTTCATGCAATGACCGAACCCTACGAAGAGATCACGGTTTGCGGAAAGCCTGCGCTGTTCACCAGCATCCGCATCAAAAGGGATACCGTCCCGGATGGCCTGTATACCTACGATGTCCGGCATGATGACGAGTGCCGGGGCATCCCTTGTGAGATCGCGCCCTTTGTGATGGTCAACCACTGGGGTACTATCATCCCTGCAGAACCGCTGGAACTGCCGGACGATGGGCGGCGATATATTGATGAGGATACCGACTGGAACTACGCGCCCTGGGATCATTAAGAAGCGGACTCCGAACGATCCTCGACCGATTCGGCGGTCATTCACATCTTGCTATGATTTCAAGGCTATGACAGCATTACAAAAATGTCCGGGACACGCCGGAAGCCATGGCTGCTCCGAATGCCAATCCCAGACCCCCACACAGGTATTACGGTTATGAAAACAGTCGGCACTTAGGTTACCCGTGAAGAAGCCGAAACGGTTCGTGCTGAAATGATGAAACGCCCTGCCACACCATATCAGGATTCCGTTTCACTTTTGCATATCAAAAATCACGTAGGTACAAGAAAAAGCCGTTTACCTTTTCAGGTAAACGGCTTTACGTTTGGTGGAGAATTAGGGACTCGAACCCCAGACCCCCTGCGTGTGATGCAGGTGCTCTAACCAGCTGAGCTAATCCTCCGAATCGGAACGTGCTTATTATACCACTCCGTTGGTCCAAATGCAAGCCCAAATTTTCGTTTTTCGAAAAAAGTTTGAGCCGGCAGCGCTTTCCGGTTGCTCTCCGGGGGCAGATGGTGTATACTGGGGTTGGAATTCTTTCGAAAGAGAGGTCTTTTTTATGATCACTGTACGCGGTATCATCACCTTGCTGGTGCTGGCTGTCCTGTTTGCACTGGCGGTGGTGTGGATCTCCCGGCAGGGCGGCTGGAAAGGCGAGGGCTGCGGAGGCAACTGCTCTTCCTGCCACCAGCACTGCGACACCCCCGAGAAGAAACACTGAGCACACGAATGCCCCCTGACCCGTCCGGTCAGGGGGCATTTTTGCGTCACAGCTCACCGTAGTGGGCGGCAAAGACCGCGATGGTGCTCAACAGGTCGTCGTGGGCCTTCTGATAGGTGCTGTAACTGATGTTCAGCTTGTCCATCACCTCTTCCCGCCTCCGCCTTTCCATGTAGCGCAGCTGCAGGATGCTGCCCCGCAGGCCCGGGTCTGCCTCGCGGTAATACTCCTCGGCCAGCTGGATGGCCCGCTTCCAGCCCCAGTTGCAGGGGCCGTAGACCCAGTTTTTCTGCCCGTAGCGGCTGAGGGCCTCCTTCGTCTTCTGGCGCTGTTCCTGTGTCATGGCTTCCATCCCCTTTTTCTCTCAGCCCGCCGGGCCAAAGAAGCAGCGGTCGCGCTGCTCGACGGTCATCCCCAGCATCTTCGAGAGTTTTTCGGCCTCACTCACCTTGAATTCACTCTCATTTTCCAGCTTGCAGCGGAGGGTGTTGTTGGTGATGCCCAGAACATGGGCCACATGGCCCAGTTTCATGCCCTGGCTGCGGATGCAGTCGCGGATCATCATGGTATCGGTCATAGGCGTTTCTCCTTTCAGTTTTGCGTTCAAAGCGCTTCGTACAATCATTGGTTGTATTATATCTTTCAGTTGATTATTTGTCAACATTATTCGCAAAATAGTCCCTTAAAAGTTGATTTATAGTAAATTTTTTGCTATACTGTCCTCAGAACACCGAAAATCGTGCAAACCGCAGAGAAAGCGAGGCCCTATATGTCCGATACCGATCTGTCCAGCCGCATCCGGCAGCGCCGGGAGCAGCTGAGCCTGTCGCAGGAAGAGCTGGCTGCCCGGATGGGCTACCGCTCCAAATCCTCCATCACCAAGCTGGAAAAGGGCATCAACGACCTGCCCCGGGCCAAGCTCGAGGAGCTGGCCGCCGCTCTGGACACCACACCCGCGTGGCTCATGGGTCTCGCAGACCTGCCCTGCCCTCCGCCGGGTTTCGAGCCTCTGCCTGAGATGGTGCGGGTGCCTCTCGTAGGCTCCATCGCCTGCGGCACCCCCATCACCGCTGAGCAGAACATCGAGTGCTACATCGGCGTCCCCGCCGCGTGGCACGCCGACTTCGCCCTCACCTGCCACGGCAGCAGCATGGCCCCCACCATCTGCGACGGCGACATCGTCTGCATCCGCCGCCAGCCCGAGGTGGAGCAGGGCGAGATCGCCGCTGTCCGCATCGGCGAGGAAGCCACCCTCAAGCACTTCCACCGCCAGGGCGAGACCGTCATGCTGCTGGCCGACAACACCGCCGTCTGCCCGCCCATGGTATTCGCAGGCCCCCAGCTGGAAGAAATTCAAATCGAGGGCCGTGCCGTGGGCTTCTGCCGTGGCTTATAA